CCTCGTAGGTCGTTTGTGTCTGTCGTGCCTGTTTCCAGGCGTTCAATCCGTCGTAAATCCGAGCGCCCCACCTAGATGTGTCCGCGAGTCCATAGTAAAACGCGCTCTGGATAGTCCTGGTTCCAGATCCGTCCGATGTGATGTTTATCAGTCCGGTGGTACTGGCAGTATCAAGAGCGTGGGCGAGGGTATCGTACAGCTTGAAGTTGTTGGCGGGAGTGGTTATGCCCGTCACGCGCACGTAATACGTTACAGAAACGGCGATTATACCGCCAGGCAAAGTTTCCCCTGAGTTAGGGAACAGAATAGCGGAGCCGTCAGTCAGACCGTGACCTGTGAGGGTGAATGTGTCAGTGGCGTTTGCGACTGAGGTTAGCGCAGTGGCGACTCCGGCTTTCCAACACACTAATGAATAAACTGTTGCCATGTTACGGACTCACTCGGATACTGATTGCTCTCATGTTCTTAGGATTTGTCGGGAACGGCGCAACGGTGACAATGTTCGAATAGCTGCTTTCCAAACCGCTGGTGTTGTAGGCGGTGACGGCGAAAAAATACTCTTTGGTAGAGTCCAGGTCGCTAAGCGTTACGGTCTGCGTACCCTTTAGAATTTGCTGGACTTGCGTAAACGCCAATGTAGCTGCGCCCATTTTCTGGTAAACGCGATAACCCGCCAGGTCTATTTCGACGTTTGCGTCCCACTGAAGGATTACTGTGCTGGCGTAGCAGGGTCTGATTGTGATGATGAGTAGTAATGCTGCGATAAGTAATGATTTCATGTTATCTGCTCCTCTTGCATTTTTCCGCCGCTTCCAATAATTTACTCAACCCTGATTCCGAAATCAGCCAGCCGCGAAACGGTGCTGTCTGGCCCGGCTCCACCAGTACCGCCCGAGATTCCGGCATTATCACCGCCGGGGCCGCTGCACAGGCTGTCAATGCGAGCAGAAACAGCATCAGTATTGCCGTTGATAAGATCCTGCCTGCCGGTCTGGGTTGCTTCATGTTCGGCCTCTTTTTGTCTGGCTGCCGTGTTTGCGGCGCTGTAGTACTGTTTCATCCACAACGCCACAATCCCGGCCAGTCCGACGCATATTTGCAGGATTACTGCGGTCACTAATCGGCGGTGTCGGCGGTAAACACGGCCACGGCTCCGGCAATAGCAGCGCCGGCAATGGCGATTGCTTCAACCTGTTCCGGCGAAATGGCAACACCGGCGGCGGATACGATGGCAATCAGGCCCAGCCAGGTGGATCTTTCTCTCAGTCTGTCAATCAGGAATTGCAACATGGGGTTTCTCCTTTTATGGTTTTGGTTTTGGTTCTGGTTGTGGTTTGCAGCGACCGCAGTCGATACAGTCCTGGAAGTCGTCACAGATCCAGCCGTTTATGTAGTGGCAAAATTTGCAGGCCTTAGCCATGGCGGATCGTTACCTTCCATTCGTGGTTACATCGTGAATTACGGCAGTAAAAATGCCAGTGGGTGCGATGCCAGTAGATCAGTGCAAGGCAATCGCACCGGGGGCAGTTCATTTGTTACCCATCCCGCCATTGCTCTTGTTCGATCTTCCAGCGGGGGTGCTCGCAATGCGGGCGGTCGGACAGGGTCCGGAAATGTCCGCCCCAGGTCATGTAGTGGGTCTCGACGATCTCTCCGTATTTTGCCCAGGCTGCGGCGGGCGCTTCCCACCAGATGCTGTGCTTGGTGCCTTTCATCAGCGGGGCGCAGTCGGCGGCCAGGGCGAAATTGTGGGCGCTGGAGCCTGGTGGGGCATTGGTGACCTTTGGCCCGGCAGTGGTGCGGCCCTTGGCGTACAGTTCGGCCTGTTCCTTCATGGTGCGGGTGCCGCTGACAACAACCCAGGTGAGGCCGGTGGCGGCGGATGTTTCGGCCAGGATCTTTTCGACGATTTCCTTGAAGTCGGGTTTGAGTGTGTCGATTTTTGTCATGATTTTAACCATTACTTTTCAAGCCCCCGCCGGCTCTGCATATCCATGCGGGCGACGTGCTGGCCCTTGAGCTCGGAAAATTCCTCATTCAATTTGTTGTACTTGCCGTAGAGGTCCGCAATTGACGCCTTGAACCAGTTGACCAGCTCGCGCATGGTAAAGGCTGTGTACGCAATCAGCCCGGCAATTGCCAGTTGCACCAGGTCAATGTGTTCGAACCAGCTCGGGGTGGGAAGTTGTGCCATGGGTGGTTGCTCCTTACTGGATCGGTGAGCTGCTGAGTGTTAATCGGGTGAAGCCGTCGCCTTCCGGCAGGTCCCCGATTACGTACCAGGTTGCGCCGGCAATGATCAGCTTTACGTTATGGGCGATGTTGAGTGCGGCAACGTCGGATGATTTGACGATTGCCGCCGGGGCGCTGGTTTCGAAGCCGTTGTCAAAAAGGTTTTGGACCTTGGGGCGGGGTTCCCAAATAACGGAGATCTCCCCGGCCAGGTAGGTGGCGATCATGACCTGGGCGGTTAGGCCCATGGCCTCCAGCATTGCGGTCATGTCGTCGTCGGGAAATTGCATTATTTTTTAGCTTTGCCGGGCTTGTCGGGGCCTTCGGACTGGTCGGACTGGTCGGACTCTTCGGACTGGTCAGAGTCGTCTTCAATCCACAATGCCAAGAACTGCGCTTTGTTGATTTCGCCGTCAAAGCCCAGCTCTTCGCCGCGCTTGAACTGGACAGGGTGCTTGATCTGGTACAAACCATCGCCCAGGTCGTCCAGGCTGGTGATCCGCGCTGATGCTTGCGCGGGTGTTAATTCGAGTACTCCGGCGTGAAATTCGGCTGTTGCTCCGCTGACATAGATACGTCGCATGGGTTCTCCTGGTTGCCCCGCTCCATGAGCGGGGCAATGGTTGGTTAAAGGGACTGGGATTAGTACTATTCCGACATTTCAAGCGATCCCCCTCCCCAACCCTCCCCCGCTGGGGTGAGGGAGCTTGCTCCTCCCCCCAGCGGGGGGAGGTTGGGAGGGGGGAAGGAGTTATGTGTCGGAGTCGTATTAGGTGAAGGTGGTCAGGCAGGCGCGCTGCCAGTATCCGAAGCCCACGTTGCGGATGGCTTTGACGCCGTAGTGGTGCTTTTCTTCCCTGAATTCCAGTTCGGAACCCTCGGCGATGGCCGATACGGTGACGCCCTCTTCTTCCTGGCGGATGATGGCCTTGGTTTCGGCGTCGGTGCGGAAGGTTGCGAATTTGGTTGTCCAGGAAAGCCGGGCGTTGACGGCCAGCTCGACGTTGAAACCACCGATGTTGCCCAGGGTGATGATGTTGTTGGAGCGGCTGGTGGCCGAATCAACAATGATCTGGCTGCCCAGGGCGGCGGCAGTGGCGGACATGAACGGGACCGGAACCATGACCAGGAAGCTGCGGGCGTCTTCGTTCATCGGTTCGCCGGTGTCGTCCTTAAAGCCCAGGATCGCCTCGATGCTCTTGAGGACGGCGCTTTCCATCTCTCCTGCGCTGGGCGCGGTGGTGGTGGTGATGTCGGCGGTGATGTCGTTGGACTGGGTGCCGGAATCGCCTTCGGCGTGATCGGTGTCAAAGAAATACTGACCGTCGTAGCAGACTGCCGATTCGCCGGTGATCAACAGGGCGGAGACCAGCTTTGCCCAGTGGGCGTTGGTGCGCTGGGCCATTTCGCGGACGCGGACCATGACCTGCCCGGTTTTGTCGCGGCGGATTTCATCAAGTAAAACTTCAAGTGTTGCTTCAAACTTTTTGTTTTTGATGGTGATGCCGTTTTCGCGGAATCCCTTGGCCTGGCGGCCACCGATCCATTCGCGCATGGCCGGAGCCATTCCGAGCCAGGCGTATGTTTCCGATTCCTGGTTTGATTCGAACAGGTTGGTGACGCCGGGGATGTAGGTCAAGCCCAGGTTCTGCTCCAGGGCGTTGTAAAATTCGCCGATAATGGCGCGGCTGCTGAGGGTGTTCGCTCCCATAATATAGATCCTCCGTTTAGGTTAGTTGTGTGTTATGCCTGCAGGGCGGCCTTGCAGAGCGCGGCGTCGAACTCTACAACAGCAATGCCGGTCTCGACCCAGCGTGAAACATAGCCGATCAGGGTGTTGCTGGTGGCGGTCAGGGTAAAGGTGTCGTCGTCGCTGGCATAGACCGCCGGGCGGTCGTTGGCCGTGATGGCGATGCTGGTGATGGGTAGCTGGACCTTACCGCGAGTTCTGACCGTGACGTTGATTGCTCCGGCTGCGCCGGCCGAGTTGTCGGCCTTGCGCTGGGCAAAACCCAGGAAGGGATCAGCAGCCGCCAGGGGCCGGGCATAACCGGAAGCGTTTTCGCCAACGGCGGAACCTTCGTAAATAATGTCACTGGCGATGACCGGGTACTCTTCCAGGTCGCCAAGCTGGAAACTTCTTGCGATGTCGGTTGCACGTGTTGCCATGGTTTAATCCTCCGTATATTTTTTTATTTTTTAAGAATTTTTGCCTTTCCGGTGCGGTTGGCGCGGACAAAGGCGTAATAGGATTTGAAGTTATTGCCGAATTCAGCCTGCAGTTTTGCGGACTTTTTGAACTGGGCGAGGGCCGATTCTTCCGTGTCGCCTCCGTCGTCGTCGGCGTCTGTTACGCCACCGTCTTCTGCCGGTGGGGCGGCCGGGGGCGCGTCGTCGGCCAGGTTTTGCAGGGCTCCGGCGCGCAGGGCTTTTTCAGCGCCGACGATTGCCAGGGCCACATCGGCGGCGGTGCTTGCGCCATCCATGGCCAGGGTGGAGACCAGGGCCTCATGACCGGGGAGCATCTGGGCGCGGCAGTCGCTGATGCGCTGGCGCTCGGCGGCTGCGCCTTCCTGGCGGGCGGCGGTCAATTGGGTGGTCTGGTCGGCAGCGGCCAGGGCTTGGCCTTCATCCAAGAGTGCCTGGTACAATTCGGGGTGTTCGGCTTTCAGTTTTTCCTTGTGCATAAGTTCCTCCGTTGTATGTTTAGGTGGTGGCGGTTGCGGGTTTGCGTGGGCGGATATTGCCCCGATCAGTACTGCGGCTGCGGCCAGATCTTTTTTTACTGCCGATATGTCAGCGGACATTTTGCCGTTGCATTCCTTCAGGGCATAGCAGGCCATGGCGCGGGCGGTTTCCGGGTCTTTATCCGATTCGGTGATAATGATCTCATCAATAAAACCGTGCTCCACCATTTCATCCCCGAACAGGTAGGTTTCCACGTCCATCATTTTTTCAATGTCGGCCAATGGCTTTCCGGTGCGGCTGGCGTAGGCTTTGGCCAGCAGACGGGACATGCCCTTGGTGGTGGCGCCGTAATTAAGAATTTCGTTGTGGTCTCCGAATACGCCGCCCCGGACGTTGTGGATCATGTAGATGGCGTTATCCTCGGCAATGATGCGGTTAGCAGCCAGGGGGATATAGCTGGCCATGCTCATGGCATAGCCGGACAGCCGGGCGGTGGTGGTTCCGGGATAGTTGCGGATCAGGTTGAACATCTCCAGGCCATCGGAGACAAAACCGCCGGGGCTGGAAATGGTTATTTCAACGTCTGCGCCGTTTGCGTCCTGCAGGGCGCTGCGCAGGTCCGCCGGGGTGGCGTCCCAGCCGATTACGCCGCTGATGGTTATGTTTTTCATGGTTCTGCTCCCTCATCGTCCACCGATACATCCGGCGGCGTTGGCAATGCCTTGGCGTCGTCCAGACCGGCGGCCAGCATCATCTTTTTCTCTTTGACCAGTTTGGGGAACTTGGCTTCCCAATCGGCTCCACCGTGGGGCAGGGCGGCGCATTCTTCGCTGTGGGTGGTCAGGTTCAGCGCCATCCGTTTTTCTGCCGCGTTGATTTCCTTGAGCGGGTCGATCTGGCCGGGTGCGTCGCCGATCCAGGTGCTGCCCAGGTAGGCGGCGCGGATCGAGGCGTCGGCGAAAAAGCCGGGGGCCTGCAAGCGGCCCATGGCGATGGCTTCGGTGATGATCGCTTCATAGACCGGCTGGCAGAAGGTGGTTGTCAGCCAGTGGCGGCGGCGGTTGAAATAGCCCCAGGCTTCCAGCAGGGCGGCGCGGCTGGCGGAATAGGAGGCGGTGAAGTGCTTGATCAACAGCTCGAAGGGAATTTCCAGGGCAACGCCGATCTGGCGCAGGATGGCCTGGACAAACGGGTCAAAGGCGGTGTTGGGCCGGCCGGGGGCGATGGTCTCGACTTTTTCGCCGGGCATCAG